CCCCCAAAACACCGCCTGAGTACGCGCGAGATCCCCTACCAACGACCTGAGTTAACCAAAGGAGGCCAAGGCATGGCGAGACATGTGGAGAGATCGCCAGAGCAGATGGAGGTCGAGCGGCTGACGGCTATCTATCGAGGGTTGCCACCTAAACGATTCGCGCTTGCACAGGGTCTGATCGCAGAGGCGGCCAGGCTGAGAGTGCGGATGGACTACCTGTGGCAGGATCTGCAGGAGAATGGCGAGACGGAAACATTCACGCAGTCGAAAGAGACGGAGCCATACGAGCGTGAGCGGCCTGCGAGCAGGATCTACACTGCCAGCAACAAAGCGTATCAGCAGATCATCAAGCAGCTGGCGGATATGATCCCAGCAGAGACGGATGGCAAGTCTGCACTTGCTGACTTCCTGAGCGGCGGCGATGATGCATGACAAATCCGATCCTGGAATACTACCAGCGTATCAAAGACGGCAGCATCATCGTGGGCAAATGGGTGCTCGCGCTGTACACGAAGATCGTGCACGATCTCGAGTCACACGAGTACACCTATGATGCCAAGAAGGCTAACCTGGCAATCAAATTTATCGAGAAATTCTGCAGGCACCATGAGGGCGCACTGGCACCAGGGCTGATCAAGCTCGAGCTGTGGCAGCGCGCTTTTGTTTCAGCCATCTTTGGGTTGGTGGATGCGGATGGCGCGAGGCACTACAGGGAGATCGTGCTGGTCATCGGCAGGAAAAACGGCAAGACATTGCTCGCGGCTGCCATCGCAGCCTGCATGGCCTACATCGATGGCGAGTATGGCGCTCGCATCTACATGTGCGCTCCCAAACTCGATCAAGCCAAACTCTGCTACGAGGCATTCTATCAGATGGTGGCCAAGGAGCCTGAGCTGCTTAGCCTGGCTAAGAAAAGGCGCACGGATGTCTACATCCAGCAGAGCAACACATCCATCATGCCACTCGCATTCAGCGCGAAAAAAAGCGATGGCCTCAATCCATCGCTGGTGGTGTGTGATGAGATCGCGGCGTGGCCTGGCGAGGCTGGCATGAGACAATATGAAGTCCTCAAGAGCGCCATGGGATCGCGGCGGCAGCCTATGCTCCTGTCAATCAGCACGGCAGGATACATCACGGAGGGCATCTATGATGAGCTGGTCAAGCGCGGCACAGCTGTGCTCAACGGAGACAGCAGGGAGAAGCGGCTGCTGCCTGTGCTCTACATGATCGATGACGCTGAGAAGTGGTCGAGCATCGATGAGCTGCAAAAGAGCAATCCAAATTTGGGCGTGAGCGTCTCTGTGGATTACATGCTCGATGAGATCGCAGTGGCAGAGAGCAGCCTGAGCAAAAAAGCAGAGTTCCTGACGAAGTACTGCAACATCAAGCAGTCGAGCAGTCAGGCCTGGCTGCCAGCTGAGGCGATCCGTAGAGCGTTCGGCTGGCACTACACGCTCGAGGATTTCAGAGGCACATACGCGCTTGGCGGGATTGACCTAAGCCAGACCACAGACCTGACAGCATGCTGCGTGCTGATCCAGAGAAAGGACATCATCTGGATCTTTGCGCAGTTTTTCCTTCCACGAAACCGCATCGCGGAGGCCACAGCCAGAGACGGCATCCCATACGGCATCATGGTGGAGCGCGGCCTGCTGACGCTCAGCGGCGATGAGTATGTGGATTACAAAGACTGCTATCGCTGGTTCACGGATCTCATCGAAAAGTATGAGATCTATCCTCTGGTGGTGGGCTATGACAGGTACAGTGCGCAGTACCTGGTGCAGGAGCTTGAGCAGTATGGCTATCACATGGAGTCAGTGTTCCAGGGCTTCAACCTGACTGGCGTCTCCGATCTGTTTGAGGGCATGCTCAGGAGCGGCCAGATCAGATGCGCCAACGACAATGACCTGCTCAAGCTGCACATGAAGGATGCTGGCCAGCTGCTCGAGAGTGGCACCAGTGCACACGCCAGGAAGAAGCTGGTCAAGCTGACAAAGTATGCGCATGTTGACGGCGTGGCAGCCATCCTGGACGCGCTGTGCATGCGCGTAAACCATTGGACAGAGATGGAGAGCAGACTGCGAAATGAGGAGTGAGGTGATACCGCATGGGCATCTTTGAAAAGATTTTCGGAAAGCGCCAGAGCGCTGCTCAAGTGGCACGCCAGCATTTTGAGCTGCTCGAGGGCTACAAGCCATCATTCACCAGCTGGACAGGCTCGATCTATGAGAGCGACCTGATCAGAGCGGCGCTGGATGCGCACGGCAGACATGCGAGCAAGTTGCAGCCTAACCTGCAGGGCAGCGCCAAACCTGCGCTGCAGAGCAAGCTGCGCATGGGGCCAAACGCCTACCAAACGTGGAGCCAATTCCTGTACAGGCTGATCGTGACGCTGTACATCAAAAACACCGCATTTGTGGTGCCTGTGCTGGGAGAGTATGGCGAGGCCACTGGCGTGATCGGCGTATGCCCGGATCACTGGGAGCTGGTGGAGGATCGAGGAGTGCCATACATCCGCATGACATTCAAGAGCAGGAAAGCGATCGCCATCGAGCTGTCGCGCGTGGGCATCCTCACCAGGTACCAGATGGAGAGCGAGCTTTTCGGAGAGTCGAACAAGGCAATGCAGCCTACGCTCGACCTGATCGAGATGCAACGCCAGGGCATCAAAGAGGGCATCAAAAATGGTGCCACATTCCGCTTCATGGCCACATCCTCCAACTGGTCAAAGGATGAGGATTTGGCGCGAGAAAGAAAGCGCTTTGATGCTCACAACTTCCAGGAGGGCGCTGGCGGTGTGCTGCTGTGGCCTAACACATTCAAGGACATCAAGCAGATCAATCAGGATGCCTACAAAGTAGACGCTGAGCAGCTGCGCATCATCCGCGAAAACGTATACATGTACTTCGCGGTGTCTGAGGATGTGATCATGTCCAAGGCGATCGGAGATGCGTGGGCGGCCTACTATGAGAGCGTGATCGAGCCATTCGCTATCCAACTCTCTGAGGTCATGACGCGCATGCTGTTCACGGAGCGCGAGCGCCAGATGGGCAATGCTGTGTGGTTCACGGCGAACAGATTGCAGTACATGAGCAATGCAGACAAGATGGCAGCCATCTCCCAGATGGCAGACAGAGGCCTCATGACCAGGAATGAGTTGCGCGAGATCCTCAACCTGGCACCACTGCCTGAGTCTATCGGAGATCAGATCCCTGCACGCGGGGAGTATTACAACGTGGGCGAGGAGCCTGCGCAGGATACACAGGAGGGAGGAGCAGATGATGCCAATCAGTGAGACTCGCGAATATCGGCGGATCGATATCGCAAACATCGAGACTCGCGCAGAGGATGACGGCCAGATGATTGTGGAGGGCTACGCCACCACATTTAATCAGCCATATGTGCTTTGGTCATCCTCTGATTACACAGTGCGTGAGCAGGTCGACTCGCACGCATTTGATGAGGCGGACATGAGCGATGTGATCATGCAGTATGACCACGAGGGGCGCGTGTTCGCGCGCATCCGCAATGGTACGCTCACTGTGACGCCTGATGAGCACGGCCTCAAGATCAGAGCGCGCCTGGATGGCACAACGCTCGGACGCCAGCTCTATGAGGAGATCAAAGGCGGATACACGGATAGGATGTCTTTCGGTTTCACCGTTGACAAAGAGCAGCGCGTGGAGACGGAGGACACGGAGAATGGCCACACGGATGTGCTGCGCACGATCGTGGCCATCAGGAAACTCTATGATGTCAGCGCTGTGTCATTGCCTGCCAATGACCAGACTGAGATAAGCGCGCGGAAGCTCAGTGACGGATTGATCTCTGAGATTGAGCAGGAGCGGCTCGCCAAGCAGGCACGCGCACGGAAGATCCAGATCATCAGGACACTTTTGGAGGTGTGACACCATGAGGACGATCGAGGAGATCGAGGCTCGCAAGGCTGAGATCAGCACGGCGCTCGAAGCGCCTGATGCTGACCTGGATGCACTGCAGGCTGAGGTCAAGCAGCTCAATGCTGAGGCTGAGGAGCTGCGGAAGGCTGCTCGCGAGGATGAGCAGCGGCGTAAGCAGATCGCGGACGGCCTGACTGGCACCGTGATCGAGACGAACAAGGGTGAGGAGGAAACCACCATGACTACTGAGGAAATCCGCAAGAGCACTGAGTACAGCGATGCTTTCGCGCAGTACATCCGCACTGGCGATGCGAGGGAGTGTCGTGCACTGCTCAAGACCGAAAATGCCAGCGGCACTGTGCCTGTGCCTGCCTATGTTGATGAGATCATCCATCACGCCTGGGAGACTGAGGGCATCGTTTCCCTGTGCAAGCGCACTGAGCTGCGCGGCAATGTCAAGGTCGCTTTCGAGCGTTCGGCTGATCCGGCCTATGTGCACACTGAGGGCACCTCTGCTCCCACTGAGGAGTCTCTGACCATCGGCATCGTGACGCTGACTCCTGCCAATCTCAAGAAGTGGATCCGCCTCACCGATGAGGATGTGAGCCTGGGCGGCGAAGCCTTTGTCAGGTATGTCTACGAGGAAGTCACTCACCAGATCATCAAGGCGCTGGCTGATGGTGTCGTGGCTGACATCGTGGCGCTGCAGACCACCAACCAGGCTACGAGCGTGGGCGCTGCCAAGATCACGAGCGCTCCGTCTCTGACCTGCATCGCTGAGGCGTATGCCAATCTGAGCGATGAGGCCACCAACCCGGTCATCATCATGAACAAGCTGACCTATGCGGCTTTCATCGCGGCTCAGGCGGCTGGCAACTTCTCCGTGGATCCCTTCTACGGCATGCGCGTCCTCTTCAATAATTCCTTGAAAGCCTACAGCGCTGCGAGCACTGGCGATGTGTATGCCATCGTGGGTGACCTGCGCGGCGAGCAGATCAACTATCCTGAGGGTGACGGCGTGGTGCTCAAGTGGGATGACCTGTCTGAGGCTGAGGCTGACCTGGTCAAGATCGTTGGTCGGCAGTATGTGGCGCATGCGGCGGTGGCTCCCTTTGCCTTTGCGCGGATCGCGAAGCCTGCTGCTCAGACCTGATGCTGATCAAGCTGCTGCGTAATGCCAGGATCGCGCACCAGGCAGGCGAGGTGATCGAGGTCACTGATCCTGCTCTGGTGCAGTTCCTGGTGTCCACTCAGAGTGCTGTGCTTGTGAAGGGAGACACAGCCAGCACGCCTGAGGATGAGGCTGCTCAACCTGAGACACGGAAAAGGACGGCATCGAAAAGGAAAAGCTCATGAGTAAGCTGCTGATCGGCATTCCCAGCTTCGATTATATGCATGCAGACTTTGTCAAGAGCCTGCTTGCACTGACCACACGGCTGCACAGTGACGGCATCGCGCATGATGTATTTGTGTGCAATGGCACGCTCGCGCATGTCGCACGCGATCGTGTGGCCTGCAAGGCGATTAACGAAGGCTATGATCAAGTGCTCTGGCTGGATGCTGACATGCTGTTCTCTGAGCAGATCTATGACGATCTGTCGTTTTCTGGTCACAGCTTTGTCACAGCTCTGGCTGCATCGAGGAGGCCACCGTTTAATCTCTGCATCTTCTCTGCAGTGAGTGAGGAGCGCGGCTGCGAGTGCTACACGCTCGACAGCATGCCATCCAAAACGGAGGCATTCCGCATCCAGGGCTGCGGCTTTGCTGGCGTACTGATCCAGACGGAGATCCTGAGAGCAGTGCAGATGCACTATGGCACATGCTTTCTGCCAATGTCCATATTTGGCGAAGATTTGGCATTTTGCCATCGTGCTCGCGCACTGGGATACGAGATCTGGGCTGAGCCTACTGTGCGCATGGGGCACATAGGCCACAATGCGATCTGGCCTGGTGACCAGGAGACATATCTCGCGACACTGCAAAGAGGGTGATAACTATGCTGGAGGCTGTAAAGCGCGCACTGAGCCTGACTACTACGATGTATGACCAGGAGCTGACGGATCTGATCGCGGCAGCGCTGATGGATCTGCGCATTGCTGGCATCACGGAGTATGCAGAGGATGATCCGCTTGTGCTG